GTTTCTTCTACCTTATTATATCTCTTTGCGTTTGTAATAATCTTCTTATCTCCTAAATTAATATCAGGATTATCATAGTCGCCTTTTGATTCATAAAATATTGTATTCTGACTATCGTTAGTTCTTATGGGTATATTGATTGCAACATTTCTATTATCACTATGAGGATCCACCACACCATTTGCCATAGTTTTAAAAAACTTGACATTATCAATAATCTCTGGTCTCTTGAATTGTTTTACAATATAATCTACTTCTTTTAGATTGACATATTTTGTATGTAAACTATTATGGTCTTGATTGCCGTACCTAGCCCAATCATTTTTATTATTTAAAAAACAATTGTATAAATCTTCTTGATTATATTTGAGTTCAGGTATATAAAAATAACTATCTTCTATATTCATTATCATTTTATCCAATTCGTACTAGTATTTATGATATAAATAGTATGGTACAAGGAGAATTTGATATGATTACAATAGATGGTAAAGAGTATGATGAAACTAAATTTAGTCCTGATTTACAGAATTACCTAGTGGTAAGACAAGAAATTCAGGTCAATGCTACAAGACATAAACTTGAGCTTGAGAAAATTGACGTTTTGACAAAACATTATAATGCCAAGATAGTAGAATTATTAAAAAAAGAGCAAGAATCAGAGAAAAAATAGATGGCTGCTATAGCTAATTTACAGATAGACCAAGGTGCTACATTTACCTCGGATGTAACCGTCAAAGACGCAAACGGAAATGCCTTTGACTTAACAGGTTATACTGCTAGGGCTAAATTAGCTAAAGGCTATCAATCAACAAAAACAAGACAAGATTTCACAACGACAATCGCTTCAGCAACTGAAGGAAAAGTTACCTTATCACTTACAGCAACTGAAACCACAGCACTAGAAGACACTAGATACGTTTATGACCTAGAGATACAAACAGGTGACGTGGTTACAAGAGTAATTGAAGGTATTATCTCTGTTCGTCCTCAAGTAACCACATAATTCTAACTACTTTTTGTTATAAATATAGTAAGAAGAGGGAGAATAATGCCTGATATAACAGCTAAAATTAATGTAAATACAAGTGCCGGTCCACAAAAAGTTTCAGTAACCTTACCCTCGGCTCAGGCAGCTGGGAACGCCACTTTACAATTAAAACTTTTAAATGATGTTGATACAACAGAATTAAATGATGGTGCATTATTACAATATAGAGCTTCAGACGGTAAATTTGTAACCAGAACGGAGATAGTAACCACAACCGGAACGCTCTTGTTTAATTGTGGTAACTTTTAAGGATAAAAAATGGCAACTATAATTCAGATAAAAAGAAGTTCCGGGTCATCATCACCAGCTACACTTAAACAAGGAGAAATGGGTCTAACGTTTGGTGCAGGTACTCAAGCAAATTTAGGTGATAGACTATTCATAGGAACAGGTTCAGTAGATTCAAATGGTAACGCAACTAGTATAGACGTTATTGGCGGTAAATATTTTGCAGATTTAAATGACCACACTCACGGTGCTTTAACTGCTAGTTCAACTATTATTGTTGACTCAAACAAAGCCATAGATGAAATGATTGTCGGTAACTCGGCAACAAATGGCGGACAAATAAAATTCAATGAAGGCACAAACAACGGTACAAACTTTATAGGTTTGAAATCACCAAATAGTATTGGTGCTACAACAACATTTACACTACCTAACGGTGACGGTTCTGCCGGTCAATTTATGAAAACTGATGGTGCAGGTAATTTATCTTTTGAAACTATCTTTTCTAACATTGATTTAGCAGGTGATACTGGTTCAGATACTTACAATACAAATGAGACTTTGACTTTTGCCGGTGGTGCAGGTATGCAAGCAGCGGTTACTGATAATACGGTAACTATAAATGCAACAGCATTAACAGATTCAAATTTATCAGGTAGTGCTGGAATTACAAATGCTAATTTAGCAAATCCTCAAGTATCTTTAGGTGACCAAACATTAACTTTAGGTGCGGCTGCTACAACTGATATTTCAGGATTAACTTCACTAGTTATTGATGATATTACAATTAATGGTCAAACATTATCAACATCATCAGCAAACAAAGATATTAATATTAATCCACACGGAACAGGTACGGTAAAAGTTCCTAGTGGTTATGAAGATAGAAGTGGTTTTGATAGTCAATCATTAGCAAACAAAGCATATGTTGACCAAGTCGCTCAAGGTTTAGATACTAAACCATCTTGTAGAGCAGGTACTACTGCTGACTTATCAGCAACTTATGATAACGGAAGTTCAGGTGTTGGTGCAACTTTAACAGCAAGTTCAAATGGTGCTATCGTAGTTGATGGTGTTTCACTTTCAGTTAACGACAGAGTTTTAGTTAAAAATCAAACAACAGCTTCTGAAAACGGTATCTATGTTGTCTCAACGCAAGGTGATGGTTCAACTGCCTTTGTATTAACAAGAGCAACTCCTGAAGACCAACCATCAGAATTATCAGGTGGTGCTTTCGTATTCGTAGAAGAAGGTACTGCTAACGCAGATAACGGTTATGTATTTACACACACAGGTGCTCCAACTTTTGGAACAACTGCTTTAGATGTGGCACAATTCTCTGGCGCAGGTCAGATTGACGCCGGTGCCGCTTTAAGTAAAACAGGTAATAGACTTGATGTTGAAGTAGATAATTCTTCAATAGAGGTAAACGTTGACGCATTAAGAGTTAAAGCATTAGGTATTACTAACTCTATGTTGGCAGGTAGTATTGCAAGTTCTAAATTAGCTGACCCATTATTTTTTACAGATGAATCTTCAACGCAAGGTTCAGTACAACTAGGTGGTACTTTAGAATTTTTAGCAGGCGAAGGTATGAATACAACTGCTTCAGGTAACACTTTAACAATAACAGGTGAATTAGCAAGTACAACAAATATAGGTGTTGCTAAATTTACTTCAGATAATTTCACGGTAACTTCAGGCGAGGTTGAAGTTTCTACTATTGACGGAGGGTCTTTCTAGTGTTTAATGTTATTAAAAAATGGTTTGATAGTGTTTTAAAATCATACGATAAACAACCTAAATTTTTATCAGGTAAAAAGAAAAGTGTTGTTGTAAGAGTAGGTGATTTACAATACAAAACTAAAAAAGAATTAGAAATCATAGGCAGAAAAATAGGCATAGAATTAGATAGAAGATATACAAAACAAAAATTAATCAACAAAATTAAATTTAAAGCAAAGAATAGAAATAGATAATGTCAACCGTAATTAAACCAAAACGTTCATTTACACCATTACAGATACCGGCTTCATCAGCACTTGAAATCGGTGAATTGGCTATGAACGCCTCTGATGGTAAGTTTTACACAAAACTACAAAATGGTACCGTTAAAGAGTTAGGTGGTGCTGGTTCTGTAATTTTACAAGACGTTACCACTAACGGAAATATTACTACAAACGATATTGTACTTAACGGTTCAGACCTTGTATTTGAAGGATATCTAGCAAACGCTTATGAAACAACTTTAAGGGTGGTTGAACCAACAGCAGATAATATTGTTAGACTACCTAACGTATCTGGTGATGTTATCACAACTGGAAATTTAACAAAAGATGGTACTGCTTCAGGTGACCCTTTAGCAGCTGAAGGTGACGCAGTAGCATTTGCTATCGCATTAGGAGGATAATATGGCAAGTTCGTTTATAAATGCAGGTGCAGCTCTAAATGTAGGTGATTCGGCAAGTGCTAACGTTTATACGTGTCCAGCAGGCACAAAAGCAGTTATCCACGCTTGTATGATATCAAATTTAAACTCTTCAGGTACTTCAAAAGGTACTATAAAAATTACGACAGATGGCGGTACAACGTTCAGACACGTTATTAAAGATGGTGAGGTACCACCAAATGACACTTTGCAGATGGATAAACCTCTAAATTTAGAGGCTGGCGATATAATCAGAATATATGGTGATGTGTCTAATATGGAATGTTTTTTATCTATATTAGAATTAACATAAAAACTTTTATAAATATAGATAGAATTTAAGTTAGGAGATATTAATGGCACTAGTAATTAATAAGGTTTACAACGCTAAAGACGCAAATGGTAAAACGATTACTAGTGAATACGCTCTCCACGGAATGAAACGTGATGATGACGGTCTTTTAACTTATAGTAAAGTAAATTGGTATAGTGGTGATACTATTAATATGGACAATGGTGAGGGTACTGCTTATAACTCTGTTGGTTCATTTCAAACAAATGAAATGGAGTATGCAAGTGGTCCATATGGCGTAGGTCATAATATTAATGATATCCCTATTGAATATAATTCAACAGATGACCCACGAAAAGCCAATACTAGATTTAGAAATTATGAGCAACACGTATTTGATGAGAATAAGGCGACATACTTTATAAATGATGATGGTTATTTGGTGTTAAGAATTGGAAGTGAATATACGTATAACTCAAAAGATGGTGCAACAGGAAACTGGACACCGTAATTAAAAAATAGGAACGAACAATGGCAGATTTTGTACTAGGTAGACTAAAGTTTCACTTCAAAGGGTCTTGGACTACCGGAACCGCTTATATCAAAGATGACGTACTTACTTATGGTGGTAATGCGTTTGTATGTAAAGTAAACCATACAGCTTCAGCAGATTTTTACACAGATTTAAACCACTCAACGCCTAAATGGGCAAAAATGGCCGGCGGTTTTGAATACAAAGGAAACTGGCAGGGAACAACTCTTTATAAAATTGATGATATTGTTACCTTTGGTGGTTCAACATACAGATGTTTAACAGGTCATACTTCTCAATCAGACTTATATGATGACAATGCTAAGTGGCAAACGTTTGCCGCTGGTTTAGCTTGGAGAGGTGATTGGCAAACTTCAACATCTTACAGAAATGATGACATAGTAAAATATGGTGCAAACACATATCTATGTACAACTCAACACACATCTTCAGGTTCAACTTTAGATGAAACAAAATTTACTTTATTCGTATCAGGATTAGAATTTGAAGACTCTTGGTCTTCATCAACTTTATACCAATTAGGTGACATAGTAACCTACGGCGGTTATAACTATGTTGCTGAAAGAGCAAACAACAATGTTATACCATATAACAACTCTTCAGATTGGAAATTATTAACAACAGGATTTAATAACACAGGTACTTGGTCAAACTCAACAGCATATAAAACTGGTGATACCGTCAATCACGGTGGTCATTATTACGTGGCTAAAATTGATGGCACAGGTCAAGAACCAACAGGAACAACTAACGCATATTGGGATTTAGTTGTTGAAGGTTTATACTGGAGAAATAACTGGTCATCTGGTACTGCTTATAAAATTGGTGACGCAGTATCACACGGCTCATCTTCATACAGAGCAAAAACAAATCATACATCATCTGCTTCAAACAGACCAGATGTTTCAGGTCAAACAGATTGGGACTTACTTGCAGAGGGAGATTCAAACGCAACTCTAACTACAAGAGGTGATATTTTAACAAGAGACGCAACTCAACGAGTTAGATTACCAATCGGCGCTGCTGGTACTTTCCTAAAATCAGACGGTACTGATATTGTATGGGCATTACCTAATGTAGCAAACAAAGTTTATTACGTATCAACTTCAGGTGTTGATAATACAGATACAGGCAGAGGTACTTCTCCTGAATTACCTTGGAGAACAATTAAATATGCTTGTTCACAGGTAGCTTCAGATACAACAAATTTCAAAACAATCAAAGTTTCAACAGGAACATATACTGAACAATTACCAATTACGGTGCCAAGAAAAACTGCTATCGTAGGTGATAACTTACGAAGTGTTACCGTTTCGCCAGATACAACAACTGACAACGGTGCTGGTGCAGGTATTTCAGGTGATAACTCAACACCAAATAACAGACAGACAATGTTTAGATTAAATGACTCAACTACACTAACTGGTATGACATTTAGTGGTATGACAGGTCAATTACAAGGTTCGCCAAGTTCAGATGGTATTACAAGACCAACAACAGGTACAGGTGCAAATGCAACTGGTGTTGTTTGTGCTCTTGACCCAGGAACAGGTCCAACAGATACGTCTGTTCATATTGTTGCAAGGTCGCCTTTCGTACAAAACTGCTCATCAATTGGTACTAGAGCAATCGGTATTAAGATTGATGGTTCTTTACACAATGCAGGTAATAAATCAATTCTTGCAAATGACTTTACACAGGTTATAGATAACGGTATCGGTGTTTGGTTATTAAATGGTGCAAAATCAGAATTAGTATCAGTATTCACTTATTACTGCCACGTAGGTTATCTAGTAGACTCAGGTGGTGTAATGCGTTCACTAAACTCTAACAACTCTTATGGTGAAAAAGGTTCTGTCGCTTCAGGTGTTGACCCTAACGAAACACCGGTAACAGCAACGGTAACTACAAGAGATAATGAGGCAATCATTGGTAGAGCATTAGTATCAAACGCTGGTGTTTACAGATTAGAACAAGAATACGCAGGTGAAACTTATACGTCTGCTACAGAAACAATTACAGGTTCAGGCGCAAATGCTAACTTCAACGCTGACTTTGCTGATGGTGCAGTTAAACATATTGACCCGACAACAAATGGTGATGGTCACTTCACTACAATTGGTGTTGCTCAAGGTGGTACAACTACATCTATCAGATTGGCAGCCGCTGATACGCAAGCAGATAACTTCTATAACGGAATGAGAATTACAATTACAAGTGGTACAGGTTCAGGACAAACTGGTTATGTCGGTTCTTATACTTCAGCAACAAAAACTGCTACTATGTTCAAAGAAGATGGCACAGCAGGTTTTGATGTATTCGGTCCAACAAGTGTTGCAGTTGCTCCTAACGCAACAACAAATTATGAAATTGAACCAAGAGTAACCATCACAGGCGGTGGTTCTCCTACAAGAAACGCATTAGCAAGAGTAGAAATTGAAAATCAAAAAATAAAAAGATTCTTAATACTTGATGGTGGTGCAGGTTATTCATCTGCTCCTTCGGTAACGGTAACTGACCCTAACGCAACAACAATAGGAACAGGTACAGCGTCAATTGGTGATGGTGTAATTTCAAGATGGACTTATGCAGCTGCAGGTTCAGGTTACAAACAAGAAAACACAGCAGCAACCGTAAGCGGTGATGGTTATGCTGATATTTTACCAGTTGGTGCAACGGTCAAGACTTCAGGTCTTTCTGCTTCACCAAAAGCAGGTTCAAGTATCGTATTCTCAAACGCTTCAACGGTAAGTTATATTATCGTAACCGTGTTATCACACGCAAACGGTGGTATTACAAATTTAGAAGTGTCACCAAATATTTCAAAAGCAAATGCTCCAACACACGGAACAACTGCTACAATAAGACAAAATTATTCTAATATAAGATTAACAGGTCACGACTTCCTAGATATTGGTACAGGTGGTATTGCAACAACAAACTATCCTGACTTAAATGGTTACACACAACAACCTGACCAAGCTGATGAAGTTGAAGATTTAGATAGAGGTAGAGTGTTCTATACATCAACCGACCAAGATGGTAACTTTAGAGTTGGTGAATTGTTTAGAGTAGAACAATCAACAGGTAAGGCAACATTGAACGCAGAAGCTTTTGACCTTTCTGGATTAAGACAATTATCTCTAGGTTCTGTTGCATTAGGAAATTTTGGTGCAACAATTAACGAATTTAGTACAGATGGTACTTTAGGCGATAATTCTGATAATGCTCTCGTTACCGAGAAGGCAATTAGAACATTCGTTGAAAACCAATTAGGTGGTGGTCAAAACAACTTGACCGTTAACTCTGCTGTAATTGGTGAAATAACAATTTCTGGTGCGAACATATCTGCTTCAACAGGCAATACGGTAAACTTTACAACAATACCAACAACAAGTATTGACCCGACAGCAGCGACACACATTGTTAACAAAAATTATGTTGATAGTTCGGTAACTCCTAATTTACAAACATTATCTTTTGATAGAGATACAGGACAATTAAACAGAAAAGTAATAACTAACTTTAACGTTGTAAATCAATATGAAGATACATTATTTAATGCTGCTGAACAAAACGCAGGTTTTGATGTAATTAACGGCTCTG